TACTGAATCAACATCAAAATCTGTTGTGTTACCATTCCATCCTGATACTTGTGCGGTAAGATTTCTGTCTGCAAATACATTAACGGTTTCATCATCTAAACCTGAAGTAGCACCCATCCAACCCCAAATCTCAACACCTCTACCGTCTTTTGCGATAACAACATAGTTACCATTTCCTGTTTCTGTAGCGTTATCCCAATCTGTGAAATCCTGTTTAATATCAGTGATTGTAGCTGAACCTGCTGTAAGCACTGTTGAAACAGCTCCAATTTCTTTATCATAATTCTTTACCACTAACTGATAACCACTTGTATATTCTTCATTTGCTAATTCCATATCAGCTCTTAATACTCCAGAGAATACTTCTAGGACATAAGTAATCCAAATAGACTCTCCTGAATTATCTTGAGCGTTTGGATCAAACGATACATTGAACGATTCAATAATAACATCTTCTCCATCTGATTGTTTCTCATATACATCAAGTACATAAACATCACTAACAGTTGGATTGGAAAATTCAGTAAATCTTACTCCAATCCCATTGTAGTAATCACCTCTACCAATAGGACGAATAAACGCTAGTGGTTTATTGTCACCAACTTCCTCCAATTCAGTTTGAATTTCAGCATAAGAGTTTAAACCCGCAATAGCTGTAATTGTAACAGATGTTGTAGCATCTGTAGCAGCTAATTGTGTGTCAATTCTTAAATTTGAATATGCGGCATCATCTGGAAGACATCTCATCCAGTATAACGAACCACTCTCACCCAAATAGTTGTATGCAACATAAGGTCCTTGTCCATAATTTTTTCCAAACTCTACAATGTTTGGTTCTCCCCACTCACCTACAAACTCCGCTCTTGAACCAACAAATAGAAGTTCATTATCTCTTCCTTTTCTTGTTAGTCCTGATAAAAAACCAATTGTAGACGGTACTGCCTGCACAAATGCAGACAGGTCGATAATTTTCGTAAAAACACCTGGAGATACATTCGCCATCTCTTTTTCCTCCTGAATTTTTTTTGTCTTCTACTAAAATCTATCCTTACTCCAGGTCTAATATATCAAACTCCTTTCTAATTATACGTATAAATACCAAACAAAAATTAATCTTCTACTAGCATCTTTTATAATCGTTGGAAATGTTACTCTTGAAAATAGAGTGAACTGTCCATTATACCCTCCGAGTTTCGATTCAGAAGTAAATAGACCAGCCTCACTCAACCTTTCATCGTTTGCATCATCAACTCCTATAGGAGTTGTAATTTTCAATACTAACCATCTGTTATCATTTAACTCATCTCTCTCAAAAACAATAGAGCTGAAAAAGTGTTTATAATATCCTGTTTTTGGATAACCACTTTCTGTCTCTAAATGATAGTCAGCACATGATGAATCAGTTGCATTGATCATAACTCTTGAATTTAAATCATTATTTTCATTTGCTGGTGGAACTGGATCAAAAGGATCAGCAGGTAATACACCTCCATCTCCGAGACCAAACCAAGAAATAAAATGTTCTTTTGTAGACGCAATTCTAGGGTTTCCTATATCGTCCACATTATTCTGATCTACAAGAATTTGTGCAAGAGTTTCTCTTCCAAGATAAACAACTAAATTATTTTTCCTTACAAGTTTTTTATTCCCATTTTCGTCTTCTTCCCATATTTCAACCATTCCTTCAGGTCTGCGTTTACCTCCGCCACCCTGTTGAAATTTATCAACAAAACATTTGTCACCGTATAATTCGGTAACACGAATTTCAGTTTCCGTTACTTTTTCCATAATAAGCTTCCTTTTGAATAGATGATAGAAATCTCTTTATATTTTGTTCTTACATATTCCGTGGGTTGGACGAAATATCTATATATATTAATAAATGAATACAAACCATTTACTCTAAAATGAAAGGATATATATGTATCTATTGATGGATGGGGAATCTCGTAAAATACTCTTCAAACACTCCACTATTTATTTTCTCATACAACATGCTGAAGAGGCATCCGATTGTTCTCAAGCTTGTACTTTTATTATCAAAAATGATAATAAAGAATGTCCAAAAGAAGTTATCGGAACGAGGACGTTTGAAACCAATGAAATTACATGGAGATTAAAACGATAGGGGGTGCGAAAATAATGCAGAATGATAAAATCGAACAACCCAGAAACATTCCTATGATATGTCCGGATTGTAATATGATATATCACAGGTGTGAAGAAGAAAGGAATGATGCATGTGATTTTTGTCACAATACGAACATCTACGAAACGACCATTGAGGAAATTCTCAAAGTGGTCGATAAGATGTTTTCCAACGACGATTATTACACAAGAATCATTAGAGATACCGGACTCAACTTAACCTAATTTTTTAAGACCATGGCTGGTATCGAGCGGGTATTTCACCGTGTCGATACCAGCTTCATGGTCTAAGGTACTTTTTTATTCCAAGAAAGTACCACAGCTCGGACAGAATTTAAATGATGATTTAGATTTTGTTCCACAAGAACTACAGGTAAACTTATCCTGTACGTTTACAGCTTGCGAAATATTCTGTCCCGATTGTGTAATACCTTTTAGAGCAATAACAATAACGGTTGATTCTTCAAGTGTTCCCATACTTGCATATCTAAACTCCTGGTTAACTTCAGAACCTTTAACAGTAATACCTTCATCTGCATTTGGTGTTTGAGAAATGTTTTGAACGCCAAGAGAATCCATTGTAACAGTATCTTCATGAACATTTTTAGAACCCTTACCTAGAACAGAATTAGTGTATACACTTTGCGGTCCTATTCCTCGACCAGCAGAATCATCACTGTGTCTATATGACCATTCAACATTGCTTCCATAATATGTTATATCAAATGGAGGATTATGAACTTCTTTAATTGTTTTCATAATCCAAGGTTCAGGCTGTGGTTTCTCAAATGCAAATTCAACTCTTAATAAACCATCGTCTGCTCTATCTCCACGATGTTCACTGATTTCTTTTGTTTTGTTAATGAATCTAAAACGATTCTTTGCAGTATTCCCACGAAGGAATCCCTCTAATTCAGTTGAACTATTTGCATCTAATACCAACGAATTGTTGTCAAGGACATCTTCACCATCAATTGAAATATTTACAGAGGCACGTTTTGAGTTGAGGTTCTTTAAGAAGATTGAATACTCTGAACCGAAAGGTAGGTATACAGCACCATTCTTAATACGAAGAATTTTACCGTTTTGTTTTACTTCTACTACGAATTTGTCTGCGTAAGTCATTTGCTTTCTCCTTTACAGGGTACTGACTAAACCCTCAGATTTTCTTAAAGTCAGTTGAAGTTTAATATTTGTTCTACGTTATTCGGATAACTGCTATATATATAAATTAATGATAATCAAACTTTTGGAACAAAAACCTAAAATGAAATGGAGGGTAATAATGAAGAACGACAAAGCTGGCCAGCTTGAAATCGTTGCTGACAATGAGGATGTAATCAGCATAAATGATCGCAAACGGCTGGACGAAATCAAAAAGCAGTATCCGAAGATCCAGATTATAGTTGGTGGTAAAGATGTTATGTCCAAGAAATCTATTCCTGTTACCATCGACCTCGCGGAAATGGAAGCTTGTCGGTTGAAGATCATTGACGCGGCAACAGAATCAATCTACGGGACTCGGATGGATAGATTGGACACGTCCGGAGGGTTCCCCTTACCGGCAGTCATGTTTTTGGTAGGATTTCTCGTAGGTGTATCAGCGACATTCTTCGCATACACGATATAATTTAAAATGGGGCGCTCGCTGGGGGATTGCCGAATAGGATCAAATCGGTACCCGCAAACCAGGTCGAGCATTTGATCCGCCCTATCGCCGTAGTAGCTCAAGAGTATAGAGCACGCCATTAATGTTGGCGGACACAGGTATCAAATCCTGTCTATGGCTCCTTCTTAGCAGTTAGTCAACGTCCGGAAGATCCGAGCGAAACGGATATGGAAACGCTCTGAAAACCTGTTAAAACCGGGGGTGTATTGGTGAAGATCACATCATTACCCCCGGTCTCTTCCTACGCTAATTTTTTTCCATAATATTTGCCATTATACATAAATGATCCTTCAATGATTATAATAGTATAAAGGTTAAAAAATCCTGTTGCTGGCAAGTGTTCTATAATACCGAAACCATTAACCCAATGGGTTGGGGCATTCTTCTTATAATCAGGTTCAATATTACATAGACAAGGAAGAGATGTTGCCATATGATATCCCTTCGCATCAACAGGAGATATCTTGGTATACATCTGAGGATTGTGGACATGTGCATATACTACATTACCCTCAAATTCTTCAACAGTCTTTTTAGCATGATGCACTGGCCAATATCTTCCATGCATAACATACAATTTTCCAACCTTATGTTCATCATTAAATGGAATTACTTTATATCCTCTATCATATAAATTCAAATGTCTTTCAATATCTATAAATCCTTCAAGCTCAGGATGCTCTTCAACATACGAAACTAATCTATATTCATGATTCCCCATTATGAATGTTCTTCGTATATCAGGTCTAGTTATATTTTCATGAACCTTTAAAATATCATCATTAAAATTATCAAAATCTTTTATCAACCTTTGCCCCTCTTTTAATAAAGGTTTCTTTTTATTCCAAAAAGAGACACAATCTAATGATAACTGATCGCCCATATAAACTAACTCGTCTGGATCATAATCAAAGATAAATTCGTTTACAACATCCATTGTTCTAGCATCACAATGTGGATAATGAATATCAGGCAAGAGAACAGTTTTTTGAATTTCCCATGCTGAATCATCGAAATCGGTTTTAGCTTTGGTTCTTGTAATATAAGAACCTGCATATTTTCGTACAGTTTTTTCAGAACAACCAACAACTTTTGCAATCTCTTTATTTGTTAAAGCAGTTGTATCTGCTAATTTCATGATTTCTGACTTATATACAGACATATAATTCCTCCAATTTTTTATTTATAACTGGGAATTTATATTTTGTTCTATGTGTGCGAAAGAACGTCCAAGTGTACACCGTACACGTTTTCGTTAGGATTCCAACTCAAATCAGGGGATTACGTCTAGGGCAGGATTGGTGTCACTACACATTACCTTCTTCTAATAGTAGTCCATCACCATTTTCTTGTAGTAATTTATCGCCAGTTTCTTGCAGTAGATAAGGTAGAGCATCAGGACGTTCTTGTATTGTGATTTGGACCATATCAAAACCGTGGGTGCAATCAAACATTCCACCTGTATCAAAATCAGCAAACCCTCCAGTTTGATAATAGGTAAACGCTGTCGAATCATATGCTTGACAACCAGTTGAATCTGTTATGTTATATGGATCATAACAATCATCAAAATCAGTAGTATAAACTCCAGGTCTAATTTCTGCTGCTACAATACCTGTAGTAGAATCTGCTATTACATCAGAGTATACATAACCATCAGTATCGATTGGGGAACGCATACAATCATATCCAAGATATTTGCAATAACTATCATCGTTACAATCTGAACACCCAGCATCAACACAACCTGTTGAATCGGTACAATGATAACACCTTAAACGATCATGCATATCCTGACCAATCGTATAATGAACATCACTTGGGAAGGCAGAGGCTGGTGTTTCATCATGATGTGTACCATGAGCTATATCCGTAATCGCACCAATATCATGATACGAACCACAATCATATGTATCTCTATTATAGAATGTATTACCAGTTGTATCAACGCATTGTAGTTGACTTGAAATCGTCCAGAACTGCGTCCAGTTAGCTCCGCTTGTTGGTTTAGTAGATAGTGTTGCCACATGATTTTGCGTACATATATAATCATGTTGTCCGTCACCGCCAAATATTACACTTTCACCTTTTTTATATGCTGTATCTTTTTGCCATAAACCTGTATTTATACTTGCAGTTGTATCAGCATAAACTCTGGTACATGCGGCTAATGTTTCTCCAACTTGGAAACATATATCTTCTGTTGCATCAATAGGAAGTTGATCACAGCAGGGTTTACTATCTCCTGTAAGAAAATCATATAGATCCATCTGCATTGGTTCTTCAACAACTCTATCGTCCATTCTAATTGAATTCATTAACCTTGAATCAAATAGTATTTTTTCTAATAAAATTAGTCTGGCTCTATATGGTTTAAAGAAGTTAATGACTCCTTCCAAATCTTCGAATAGACCTTGCAAACCGAACGTTAAATATCCGG